AAGTCTTTCATATCCTTCTGGAATAGGCCCACCTTCACCTCGCGTATTTGTTGGTCCATCAAAAAGATAAGATTTTCCACCCCCACCTTTCGCTGCTACTTCTGGAGCTTGAAATTCTGGAGCTACAAACGGAGGAGGAGAAGATAAGAGAGATAAAAATCCAGCAGCAGTTAAAGCTATTCCAGCTAAAATTAAAGCTGCACCAAAAACTGCACCAACTCCAGTAAATATTAATACTATACCAATAATAGTTAAAACAATTCCAGCTATAGCAGTAATTACTCCGCTAGCACCTTCTATAATTGGAATAATATCAATACTTTTTAAATCTTCGGTTTTATAACATACTGTTAAATTTGAATAAATTGCTTTTTCAAGGTCGTTCTCAATTTCATCTGGATTTTTAAAAATTTTAAAGTCTTTTTTATTTATAAGAACTCTATATTTTAAATTATCTTTTTCTAATTCATAAAGAGTTTTGTATAGAATTTTAGTATTAGCTTCTATAGCCCTAATAGCTTCTCCTACGCTATTTACAGCTAAATTCCATTTGGTTTTTTTTACTTTTTCCGCCAATATACCATGTAATTCTACTTCAACCATAATTATAATTCCTTAGAAGTTGCTGGAAATCCTCCAAATGGTAGTGGGCTATTAAATCTTTTTCTGCATCCTTTTAGCCTTTTAGAGCATTGATCTGCAATCCAATAATTAGTATTAAATGGAGAATATCTATTATTATTCATTTTGGAAACAAAATAATATTTAATTCCATCTAATTCAACATAAACATATTGTCCTTTTGAATAATTTGCATTATTAGCTTTTTCCCATAAAACAGGATTTCCCTCTGAAACACCAACTCCTAATAAACTACTTATAGGTTCATCCTTGTCATTTGCAATTGGAATACCTAGATATCCACAACCTTCTCCTCTATAATCAAAAGAACAAGCTTCGCTATATAATGTTCTAAGTGGAAGTTTTATATTTTCTAAATCTAAAATTGAACTTAATTCATATTGCAAAACATTTTTATTTTCTTTTAATTTTCGATCAACATAATAAATATCTGGATTTAATTGAGCATAAGGATCTGGATCAATTATAAAATCATCATCATTTATAATTCCACCTTTACTTTTAAAATTAACAGCATCAAGATATTTTAAAAAAGTTCTTTTCCTGGTTATCTCTAAACCAATTATATCACCAATTGATCTAACTGTATTTTTTATTTTTATAAAAAAATTATCATATGATTCAATTTGATTTTGGCTAGTAAAAGTTAATTTTGGTTTTGGTAAAGTACCTCTAGCCATCATTTCAAATCCTTCAATTAAAATTGGAAATGGAACATATCTTTTTCCCTGCCAAATTATTTGATTAAATAAAGTTGGACTATTTAAATTTGAACTACTATTTTCAAAATTTATAGTCATATTATGAAAGCGTAAAATTCCAAGTGGAGAATCTATATTTGCACTATTATAATTTGGAAGAGTTGCGAAATTATTATTATATGGTATTGGAATTTCATTACTAAAACTTAATTCTGCTAAATCTATATCATCTCTATTTATTCCAAAATTTCTAAAATCAAATTCATATAAAGTCACTAAAATAGATGGGTTTAATTTAGAGCTTTCTATTGATATTTTTTTTGTGCCAATTTGCTCGTTAGAATTAATACTCATACATTTGCTGTTTCGGAAAATTTTGCTGTTATATTATAATTATTATAAAAATTATAAGCTACATCCCATTCATCACAAATAAATCTTTTTGGATAAGATTGAGACGCATCAAAATTATATGGAAATGGTGCATCAAAAAAGAAAGAGTCTGCTGCTTTTCTTTTATGTAAGAAATGCGCTATTGCTCTTGTTTCATTTTTATCTCTTCCTTCAAAGTTTAAATTAAATTTTTGAAGATTATTATTTATTCCATCAGGTATACGTTGTTCATATCCATTACCAAATTTTATAACATTTATTGCTGGTTTCATTTGCAATTGAGAAGCATAAGTTGGTTTCCAGAAAAATTCTGGTTTTGTTAAAGCAGAATAATATCTATATCCTCCCCAATAAACATTTGAAGTTGAAGAAGTTGGAGTATGATTTTGATTATCGTCAATTAGACTATAATAATAATTATTACTATATAATACTATGTCATTCTTACTATAAGAAGGACCAGAGTTCCAAACGTCAACCTTATATAATGATAAATCACTCATTTTTACCTTACACCTTTAGTATTATTACACCTATTAATAGTGTAATTAATTTATAATGTTAAGAAGAATTGTCAAAGAAAATCAAAGGTTATTTGTAGATTCTAAAGAGGTTCTAGGAATACAAGACTTTAATTTTAACTATAATTTACCAATAGATCTTACAAGATACCTTGGCATGGAAAGCGTTACTTTTTCTCATTCTAAACCAGTAACTGCAGAGATAACAGTTAATAAGCTTTTAATAGATTCTGATAATTTTATAAATTATACAGGAGATACCACATTTAGTGGGTATTTAGAATATAAAGATAAATATTTTGCTTTTAATTCAGGCATATTGAATAATTATTCTATTTCTTGTGCAGTTAATCAAATACCAACTTTAAATGCAAATTTAACAGTACTTGGCGAATTTGGAGAAGGAGTAGATAAAAGTTTATCAGTTTTGCCTAAAAACGATATAACAATAGCAGATTATGGAGATATAGAAGTAAGTTTAAATGATTTTGAATTTAATAGGCTTCAAAATTTTACATTGACCATAGATACAAATAGAAATATACTATACAAATTGGGCAGCTCTTATCCATTTCAAATAATTACCAATCCGCCAGTTATTACAAATCTTACATTTGGAATTAAAGTTGATGATTATCAAGTCAAAAATATAAGAGATTTATTGTGTCAATATAAGGTAGAATCTTTGGGTATAACATTTAAAGATTTTAAAAATCCAAATGGGTCTCCTATTTTATCTTTTAATTTTAATGAAGCTATATTTCTTGGTGAGGGTTATCAAGGATCAGTTGGAGATTCTTCTATTGTTAATTTAACTTATCAAGCTTTTAGTAGACCTACTCTTCCAATTACAAATAGAAATAATCTACAGAACGAAGATACAATAGATTTAACTAATAATATTAGTTTTTAATTTTAAAATAAATTTTATATAAAAAACAAGCGAAAAGATGAGTGGATAATCCACAGAATGGAAAAGAAAAGATTCCAAGGGTATAGTAAAGAGGGTTGTAAAATAAAGTAGTAAAAACTCCCATCCAAAAACTAGAGCACTCTGGGCATAATAGTGGTCGCCTAATATACGGAATCTTTGCAATGAAATTTCTTACTGGAGCAAATATATCAGAAAAACTCCAAACAAAACTAACTCCTAAACTTAATATTATATAAGTAAGAAGTTCAAAAAAGATCATAGAAAGAATACGTTAACATATTCGTCATCAATTTTTGAAGTTGAGAATGCCCTAAAGTTTGCTCTTTCTTGAGTTAAGCGATTTTGAAAAGTTTGCCATTCTGAAATTTTTACTTTTTCAACTACTCCAGCATATGATTTTACTGTATACTTTTGAGTAATTGATTGAAGATTAACTTCTAGTCCAGTATTTTCAATAAAATTATTTAAAAAATCAAGAGCTTTTTGTCTATTTGTATTAACATAATTCTCGACTTTAGATCTGCAACTACAATTTGGATTAGTACTTGCACTTTCTATGTCTGCATAAATTTCTGGCGCAACAGCTTGAAAGGCAGTTTTAAATTGTTGATTTGATACTAATTCTAAGAATATCTTAGAAAGAAAAGGATAATCGTTTGGTATGCTCATATTATATTATATATTTAATTTATTTTTTTTCTAATTTATCATTTATTTCAAGTAGCATTTTTTCTATTTGCATGAATTTATTGTCCATCCTCAAAAGGATATCTTCAAACATTTTTGATGCAATTTCATCTTCTATCTCTGGAAATGGAAGATTCAAGTAGGGTAATTTATTTTGCACAATATAAAAGTATTCATTTTCTTTATTTAAATTAGATATGTCAGTATAGGTTTTTATTAAAATTTTATTTACTATTACTAATCCTTCTTTTACATTTTGAGGCAAAGGATTCAATAAATCTAAAATAATAAAATTATCTCTATAAGTAATATTTTTAATTAAATTTGTTTGAAAACTTTTTGTTGTTGATTTCCTATAAAAATGATCAATATAAATTTTTGCTCCCGCATCACTTATAAATGGTACTCCTTGATCTGGAGGAGTTATATAAGCTCCTTTTTCTTCCATTTCTAAATCTATATTTGCGTCATCAATTTCTGTTACTCTTAAAATAGTTTTTTTATTATTTGAGACTAATCCATCTTGAGGATAAAAGTTTTGATTTTTATATATAACACCTTCTCTGCTAGACACCTCTTTGTATCCAAAAAATTCATACTCATCATAATAAATGTCTATATAATCTCCAATTGAAAATTCTTTAGTGTTTTCAAAAATATGAATTTTATTTTCTGCTTCTATTTTTTTACATTGTTTTTGAATTTTGTAATTCTCAAAACTATCAATTCTTAAAGTAAATAAATCTTTATCAAAAACTAAAAATGTATTCTTCCGTAAAGGTATATTGGATATATTGGCGTTAATTAATATTCCATCTTGGATTTTTGTGGCAGTATATCTTTCCATTAATAGATTATATGAAATATTTCAAGGATATTCTAGAATTTATAATATCATTAGGTTTAGTATTAAAGTTTTTATTCATTAAATAACCAGTTTTCAAAAATATCTCTATTCCATTAGAAGGAGATGTCATACCAGTATATATGATTTTTGTACCACTTATTACATTATTTATATCTCTTATACCAACCCCATAAATATCTAGGTCAACCATTAAATCAATTTCTTCTTTATTGTATATTACTCTAGAAGGATATGTGCTATTTATATCATAAACCGCTTGAACATTAGCTGAATAATTAAAATCCATTCTTTTTACTTGATGTTTATTAAATTCATTATAATTATCTTTAAAAGCTATAAGAGTATTAGCACCATGAGCATAATAATATCCAGATGTGGAATTTATAGGATAATTTTCATTTCCAACACTTCCTGTGAATCCATTTGTTCCAGTATTATAAAATACAAACTCTGCTTGATTTTGAATTAAATTATTGGGTTCAATTGAAGCAGTAAAAGATCTTAAATAACCGCTTTCAAATACGCTATCACCAAATGCTATTTTAAAGTTATTTTTAACTCCATTTTCTGCAAATATATTATCAAAAAATACATTATCATAAGGCACTTGACTTATAAAGTTAAGTTGAATTGTAGATGTTAATCCTTGGGAATTAAAACCTCTATATGGTTTTTTATAGTTTACCGCAAAAGCAAAATTTGCACTTGGGTTAATATTTAATGATACATTTTGAGCTATGAAATTATAATAAGGATATTCGCAATCTTTAATTCCAGAAGAATTATATGCTTCTAAAGTTATTGGTAAATTTTTATGAGAATAAAACATTAGTAGTATTTCGTAAACTTTCTTAAAGTTGTTACGACTCCATTGTTCTGAGTACTTGCGCTAGCAGAAATAGATTGAGCATCATTTATTGATATAGAATAGTCTATATCTGGACAACATATTGCAGAAGAATTAATTGTAATTGATTTTGTATCTCCAGTATAAAGTATTCTTTTGTAAAGATTTTCTGTAAGCTCTAATTCTTCTATTGCGCCATGAAATTTTATTGTTTTTGGATAACTTGAGCCAATTGTATTTATAGGTTGATGTTGTAATTTTATGTTATAATTTAAACCAAAATATTCAGAAGATTCCCCAATTGAAACATTAGTTTCTGTGCCATGTAAAAAGTCTGCATCAATATTTGTATTAGCTGGTAATTGATATTTTCCAAATTGACCACTAGTAGGAGAATAACTTACAAAATTAACTTGAGCCGAAGCAACTGTGCTAGGATTAATACTTAACGAAAAACTTTCTAAATAACATTCTGCAAAAGTTAAACCTCCAATATCAACATAATATGGAGTAGCATTTTCAAACTGCCCGCTTTTATGTAGTTCTAATATAGACCTTATTGGATCACTATTTTGTATAAGATATTGAAAAGATATACTATTAGTTATATAACCATTAGGAGATTGAAGTGGATAAGAATTATAATAACCTATCCCTTTGACTTCTGTTAGGGTATTTGTTGTGCTACAATTTCCATTAGTAGCTACTAAAAATGATAAATTATTTAAATCACTTCCTACTCTTATAGGCGCATGTTTAAAAGAAAGACTCTCCATATAAGAAGATTTACACTATTAAACTAACTAATTTAAATATATAAATAGCATTTAAATTGGACTTTTTACCCGTCGGCTTTTTCAACAATGCCTTGGGTCCAAATGCGCTCCAGTGTCCTATTAATTTGGATATTTTCATATCTCAAAAAGCTTAGGGAGGAGTCGCATGATGTTATTATCTTTAATTTTAAATAAAGATTTCTTATTGTTACCAATAAGTTCGGACTATGTCTTACTTGTTTTTAGCAAGTTTGGGCGCTCGTGTCTCTTTTATTGTTGCGGCAACTCAAGAGTTAGTCTCTACACCTTCTTGTATCAATAAAACCGCGATACAAGCTTGGCTCGGCGTTTTCCTAATTTCAAAGAACTATTTTTATTTTTTAGGACGTTCGCCGAATTCACTCAATGTGGGCGTTAATATTTACACCATTTTATGGTAGATAGTTTAGTAAAATTGGAAAACTGTAATCTTGACAAGAAGAATCACTAACATTAATATTTACATTTCCAGAGAATTGACCTTGTGGAATTTGGCCAGTATTGTTTATAGAAAAGAATATATCATTTTGAAAAGCACCAGATTGATTATTGTAGTTGATATAATGTTCTGAAGATAATGATCCATATGCTCCAGTTTCAAAATATACAGATCCATAATTATTCAAAACATTTACTTCCGCTTCTCCAGTAGCTTCCCAAAATAATTTTGCTTCTATGCTAGGATTAAACCATCCTTTATTTATTTTATTTAAACTATTAATTCCAGAAACTCCGATTCCTGTATTATAAATTGTTAATCCTAATGTTAGTTTATCGTACCATCCACTTTGATTTTTTTCTATATTTATAGTTTCTCCAATTGGATACATAATAAAATTATTTATATTTTTAACGTGAGATCCAGTATATTTAAAATAAAAATTATCAAAACCAGCTCTTGCGCCAAAATCATGTACTGAATAAATTACTGGTATTTGAATTCCTGTATAATTATAAATTGCGTTTTGTGGATAATTTCCGCTAAATTGTATATATCCAGTATATGTTTGATCGGGTATTAGATTAGAAGTATGAATCTCATAACCAATATTTCTTTTTCTAAAAAGATCTCTTCTCTTTGGCATTCTATTAATCATCCCAGCTCTTACTTTGCTTTTTAATTTACTAAATTGAGTAAACTTTATATTTTCATCTAAAGAATTTACTTTATAATCAAATCTATGATTTCCAGAGTTTGATATGTAAAAATTACCATATAAATCTTCACCATAAATACCAGATTTTTTTATTATGAAATTTTCATTGTTATGTTTTAAATTTAAAAAGTTTTCAGTATTTGATTCACTACCTATACTTGGATAACATATTTTTTGATCGATTCCATCTTTTATATCTAAATCTCCAGTAGTTAAAAAGATTTGATATCTTAAAATTCCTGGACCTGTTTTTTGTTTTTGAGCTTTAAAATCTCCATTATCTGTAAAATTTAATCCACTATCAGCAAATCTATGAAGCATAATACAATTAATTTTTTTACCCACAAGATCATCTATAGTTGCATTTCCTTCGATGTATACTTCATTATAACCAATTTTTTCTCCACTGCTTGTGTATTTATATCCATACCTTCTAGATGCCTCTTCTGGAAATCCAGCATTAATTAAATCACCACTAGAAGCAAAATAATATTCTCCTACACTGCCGCTTTGTGTTCCAGAATGATTTATTAAGTCATATAAATTTTTATATGGAAAAGTAAAATCATTTTGTTTTCTTTTTGGCTCCCAAAATCCTAAAACTGTACTATTAAATGATTTGTTATTATTTAAACAAGTAAAATTTTTAAGATCTACATAACCTCCAGAAAATGGTAAGGCTTCATTATTCCAAAATGGATTAGATCTTGAAGAAAATTTCCTTATTAACTGAACTCCTGATATATCTCCGTTTGCCATATATTTATAAATATTTACACAGTATTAGCCAAAGAATCCGAAGACAGTAACTTGTTGACACAGAGAAGGAGTTGTAGTCGCGCTAGTTGTACTTGTGCTGGTAGTTGTTGTAGTTGTTGTAGTTGTAGTTGTGGTAGTTGTGGTAGTAGGAGGAACTCCTGGAACCACTGGTGGACCACAATCTGTGTTATCTGGATAATATCCTTCTGTAGCGCAACTTGCTATATTGTAACACTCATAACAAGTTCTTGGATCTTTGAAACACCCTGCTTCAAAATTAGTAGTGTTGTCTCCAACATTTACTGATACTGGGTATTTTCCTTGAGTAGTACATTCTAAAGCTGAACCCACTAAGTATCCTCCATAAGTTCCAGCATAAGTAGAACAAGCGCAATTTGCGCAATTAGCATTTTCTCCTGCTGGAGTTAAAATTGCACACTCACAATTTGGAAATGCTTCACAAAGGTCCATGCCAGTTCTTACTATAGAAGGATTTAACGGCTTTGTAATAGAGTTACTTATATAAACACTTAATATTCCTCCATTTGAACCACCAGAATAATCTATCCAAACATGCTTGATTTGTCCATCAGCAAGATCTAAATTACATATTCTTGTTTGTTGTACTGAATTATCTGGATCACCATTTATATTTATTTCTACAGTATTATTGGTATCAAGATCATTATTAGAAGGATGATTATTATAAGTATCAAAACTTACAGCAATACTATTATTAATTCCACCATATCCTATCTGTCCTCCAAATCCACCAGCAGCTTCAGATTGACTTTGAATTATAAAAGATATTCCATCTGCTCGGCTAGATGTGGGAGTCATTCTCATAGCAAAATAAACTTTAAATGGATAAACTGTTGTACTATTCCAACTATCTCCATTACAATCTCTAAATTTTATTGGTTTTTTAAAATAAAAATTACCAGCAGACCCAAGTTGATCATCTGTTAAAACTATAGCATTTATATCAGCATTTTGATCTCCTTGAATATATGCATCTCCAACTAAATTAATACTATTTTTATAAAAGTCTTGATTGTAACTTATTATATTATAAATATTTTGAAAACTAAAAGCAAGTATTTCATGTTTTTCACTACTGGATCCAGTACTTGCTCCAAATCCAACATAGGTATAATCACATCCAATATCTGGACAGCAACCAGGATCATCTTCTAAACACTTTACAAAATTAGATTTTTCTGTTACATTCTTAAGAAGATCTCTTGTTAAATTTTGATCCCCAAGTAATTTTTCGCCATATCTGTAATAACCAGTTCCAACAACATCACAATGTTCAACAGATCGATTATATTTATTTTTAGCCCCATCTCCAGTATAAAATGATCCAGTTAACATATAATAACAATTATCACAAGCTTGTGATTCTGTTTTATTTAAAGCATTTACATAAGCATTTACAAAAGATGAATCTTGGCTATTAACTATAGTATTACCACTTTGATAGATTGATATATTTGGAGCAGGATAATCAATTATTGTAGATGGAAAATTTATATTTTTAGCTATTGTTTTTTTCAATAAATTTTGTATTTCAGAATGATAAGATGATATATCTTGATGAGATAAACCAAAAAAGGCTACATTATTAGCAAAACTATTAGTTCCACCAGCTGGTTTAGGAAAAGTATTTATTATATTTTCACTAGTTTGATAAGGCGCAGGAGGACTTTGAGTTTTATTTTTATTATCTGCTAATATTATTCCATAAGGATTAAAATCATCTAATCCTCGAACTCCAGCGGTTATAAATGAATACGGTTTCTCATGCACATCAGTTTCTTCTAAGAAAAATCCAATATTACCAGGAGAGCTTTCACTACTCCAAAGAGCAAATTTTCTTGAAGCTGCATATCCCATTCTAAATCCACTTTCTAGATAATTTTCATTACTAAAAAGCATTTGAACATCAGCAGGAGAACTATTAAAATTTTCTAATAAAAATGAACTTGTCCACTCTCCAGTAAATTGAATTGGATGATTAGGAAAACTTAAATAATGAGTATTATTTGAATTTAAAACTTTATATCCACTCTCACTTTTATTAACTGTGCCAACAAAAGTTCCACTAAAATTTGCGTTTTTTAAATCGTAAAAATTATTTCCTGTAAAATTATATCCAGATTTTAATATCCAAATATTTTTAAATTTGTTCCAAAGATTATACTCTTTTAATCCAACTACAAAATTACTAATGTCTTCTCTAATATTAAAATTTGATATTTGCGCCCTATTTATATAACTCAAGGCATCTGAATCTAAGATAGTAACAGAATTATTTGGACAAGGCAACGACATAGTAATATCATAATTACAAGAATCACAGTTTATATTGTTTAATATATTATTTTTTAAATTATTGACTTGAACTTCAGCATCACAAGTATTTTTATCTAAGTTAACATATCCACTATTTATTCCAGTAACATTTCCAGTAAAATAACAATTACTATCATAAAGTTTTGGTTTAATATCAAGTGATGCTCCACTTTTTCTAATTATAAAATCAATTGGTAATACTCCAGGATTAGAAATTGTAAAATTCATTCCACTTATAAAATTTATTTCAGTACCACTATAATTGTAACTATAATTTGTATAAGCAGCTAATTTTAGTTTTCTTGGAATTTGGCTGTTTAAATAACCTGCGCCTGATGCATAAAATTTATTATCTAAAGCCGCTGTGAAACCAGAAAAATTTATAACTAATGGTATTGTATTGGCTATACATTGAGAAAATATTTCTCCAGATGTTTTGAGTTTTATATCTACATAAAAACCAGTTTCACCAATTCCAGTCGCTTCTACATTTATATTAAAGAATCCACTTCCACTGCTTGTTGTTAATGGAAGATATTTATTTGGAGTCAAAAAAGGAATTGTATAACACTCATTATCTTCATTAAAAATTTTCCAAGAAGCTAACCAGGGATATTTAACATCATCGTTAGAATAATATAAATAATCAGAATCTATAGCAGAAGTATAATCTGCAATCACCCATTTATTTCCTGACCAAGCAATTTCTTGAGTTATAGGATTATTTTTTTTGTATTTTAATTTATTATTGTAAGTTGTGTATCCAGTATAACTTCCATTGATTGAAGTTGGATTAGCTGAAGTAAGTGTTACTTTGCTTATTGAATTTTCTGTTCCAGTAAAAGGCACTTTTATTCCATTTACTATTACTCCGTAACTTATACCAGTATATAAAGTTGTTAATGGCTGTGCGTAGTATCCAAATTGATTATATAAATTATTATAATATGAATTTAAAGGTTGACCGCTCCATAATAAACCAGTTAAAGTACTAAAACCAGAATAAACTGGATCTAAACAAGAACCTGTATAAGTTTGAACTATTTGTTTCGAAGGTCTATTAAGGTTCATAATTAACTTTGACTAGTTTTACTTAATAAGCCTCCTGGACGTTTTTGTTCAATAATTGTAGATATAACATTCTGCTTAATCAATTGAGTAAATTCTTTCATATTCTTTTCTTTGGCTGCTTTATTAGAGTTTTTATTTTCATCATTTTGATCTGATGAATTAGAATTATCTTGAGAGTTTTCTGTTGTTTTTCCATCAGCTTCCATACTTATTTGAATTGTTATATTATTAGTATCTCCAGCAGAAGATGTTTGTTTATCTTTTTGATTTTTTAATGTTTCATTTAAATCTGCAATTGCAGTTGTTAATATATCTACATTTAAACTAGATTCTGTTCCGCCACCTAATATTGAATTTCCAACTTGTCCTCCATCAGCAAAACCTCTAACTTGACCATTATTTAATTTTTCAAAAAATCCAGTACCATATTTCTTTACTGCATTTTTATTAACAACAAATTCACCACCCATTAATAATGCTGGAATATCATCCTCTGCCATTCCTCCACTTGCAAAGCGAAATCTATTACTTGTTGTTAATCCAGAACTTGTTCTACCAGAAGATGATGCATAAGAAGTTCCGCGACCTTTTAATACATTTTGTAGCATTGGTGAACCAATTGCGCCAGCTCCTAGCATTCCTAGCATTGGTAAATTTTTAGAAGAGAATAAACTACTAAATCCTCCAGATTGTTGAGCTCCACCATAAAGACTAGTTATTGCTCCATAATTGCTTCCTAAAGCGCTAGATGTTCCTCCCATGCCTCCTGGCATAGCAAATGCACTAGCTTTTGGTCCAAGAAGTCCACCGCCCATTCCACCACCAAATCCCATCATTGCTCCACCAGCTATCCCCATAATAGCACTCATCCATGCACTTTGTAGCATTTGTTTTTGTTGTCTATTATAAGCATCTAATTCTTTTGCATAAGCTTGTTGTGCTGATACCATTGTTGCTGTATTTTGATTATAACTATCCATTAAATATCCAACGTAATCTTTATAATCAACTTCTTTTTGCATTCTTTCTTGATTTTTAATGCTATCTGTATCTGATAAAGCGTAATTACTTAAATTTGGATCAACATTATTTTCACCTTTTAATTGATTAATATAAGCATCTAAAGCATTTAATCCAGCTTGCATATCTTTAGTATTTAGTCCAGATGTATTTTCTGCTCCAGTTACAGCAAATTCATTATTAAAGTTTTTAGAGAATCCACCGCCATCTGCCATACCTCTTGTTGCTCCAGCATTTAAAGAATGTAAAAATCCAGGGCCATAAGCTTGTTGAAGTGATTTGACTGCTCTTTGATTTAAAACAAATTCTCCTTTAGAAAGTACTGCTGGCACATCATCAACTAATCCAGAACCGCTATTTACATATCCTCCACCTGCGTAACCTTTTACTAATCCACCTCTTGAAAATCCAAGTAGTGATCCTAAACCCCCTCCTCCACCCATACCACCAAGAGCACCTTGAAATTGACCAAAAATTGCTCCCATGAATAATTTAGTTGATATTTGAGTGGAAATTTGTTGAATTTGTTGTAAGACTTGAATTGCAAAATTCTTAAATGCATCACCAGCACTTACAGTACCAGAAGCAAAACTTTGGAAAGCGTTAGAGAATGATTCCTGAATATTATTTGCAACACTAACAGCTGAAGTATTTAAATCTTGAAAAAATTGAGTTCCATTATAACTCATTGCATTAACAAAATTTGTTGCAATACCAATTGCGGGATTATATCCTTCTTTACGAGCAGCATTTTGTTGTCTTTCTAATTCTTTATTTGCATATTCTACAGAAGTTAGATATCCATTAGCAAGATCAACAAGATCATTCATATGAGCAATTTCATCTGTTCTGAATTTCTCTCTTCTTTCTGCTAATTCATTATCTCTTGAATGTAAATCATTTAATTTTTGTTGTTTTTGTAATGTAGTTAAAGTTTTGTCATCTAAAATTGCAGCATCTCTTGCAGCATTTTGTAAAGCAGTATCTAAATTATTAGCTTGCATTGCTGAATTTTTAAAGTGTTCTTCAGCTTGCGTGCTTAATTTTGATACATCATCTAGGTTAAGATTTTCTTTAATATTTTTTATATTTTCTAAGAAAAGTGACGAATTACTTGATCTGCCAGAACTAGTTGGTTTATAATCTCCTCCAAATCCTCCTGGTAGAGCATATAAATTAGATTCAATTGCTCCATTATTTTTAGCAACATATGGGCTATTACTAATTACTGCACCAGTTTGAGTTGTTGGTTGTCCAGTAATAGTAGAAGTATTTTGTGGAGGAATTCCATTTATAGCATTAGCTAATTCTTGTAGATTATTAATTTTGATACCTTGAGAACTCAATTGTTGATATATATTAGATACAGTTGTATCAATATTAGGTATATTGACAGCTTGAGCATTAATTGCTTCATCTTGTTTTGCATAATTTTGTATTTGAGTTTTTGCTATTTCAGATATTTTTGCTGGATTAAGATTTTGACCAATTGATGATAAATATTTTCTTAGGTCTGCTTCTAAACCAGCTTGAGCTGTATCTAATAATCCTGTCTGACTAAGATCTCTTGGACCAATTCCAAGTTGCTTTAATTGATCTAACATTCCTAAAGCGCCTCTTCCTCTAACTCCAATATCAGTAGAGCCCAAATTCATTCTCGCATAATTAAATTCTTGCGTTTTATTTTGAAATGCATTTTGTTGATAAGTTTGTATTCCTCCAGCAAAAGAAATTGCTTGTTGAACTCGCAATAATTTTTCTCGTGCAGCATATTCTTGATCAGACAATCTTTTACTATTTGCAGTTGTTGAATCTAAAGCTTTTAATTTATTAGATGCGTCATTTGTATTTCTAGATAAGTCAATTAATTGATTCCCAACAGATTTAGCTTGATCTGCAAGATCTTTATTTGCATTATAATTTTCAAAATAACCTTGAGCTAATTCTTTAGCTTGTCTAGATAATTCATCAAAATTTGTTATTCCTTTCAGTTTATTAATATTTGTTTCTAATTCATTTATAAACTTACTTATTTCTGGATTTGGTCCTGAATTTGCTCTGAAATTAGCTATTTCTGGTCCTGCTAAATTATTTAAATTTCCAGTTATTTTTTCAGTAATTTGTAATTTTGATCTTTCATATTCAGCATTTTTAATAGCATCATCATATTGTTTTGATACATTTAATTGAGTAAATTCTCCAAATAAATCTTTTATAGATTCTAAAAAAGTTCCACGGCGACTTTGAATTTGTGCAGTAATATTTACTATATTAGTTTCACCTTCAGAAAATATTCTATTTGTTTCAAGTATATTATTTTCTAAATTATTTAAGAATTTTTTAGCTAAATTTTTTACTGTAGCAATATTTATTCCTTCTTCATTTCCTAGCGTATCTTGAACTTTTGATGTATCAACTAAACTTTCTATATCAAGTGCATCAAATACTTCTTTTACATTTTTAACTTTATCTTTTAATCCAATGATTAAATCATCTCTAATTTTTTTAACTAATTGTTTTTCGTTTAAATTTCTATTTCCATAACTATTTGTCTCTTGTTTTACATATTCAGAGATTGTCTGACCATTTGGTAATTTTAAAGTTGGTAAATTTTTAATTTGATTTTGATATTTTTCTTGTATTTCTTTTGAAACTGGTAATGGACGATTTATTTCTGCTTGATATCCTCCTTGTGGATAAGGAGTAAATGGATTTGAAGCATCAATAGTTGTTGCAGCATAGCGATATGCTTTTGTAAGAAATTTAGGTTTTCCAGCTTCTTCTTTTTGTAATATAGATGCATTTAGTTCATCATATTGCTTTTGCGATGCTTCTGTTGTAATAACTCCAGTTTGTATTTCTTGGACTCTTAACATATTGCCTTCGCTTAAGGCTTTTAATATTGCATCTCTTGTATCTTTTGGTAAATTAGATAATGTAGCTATTTGAGCAGATTGTAATTTTTGTATTTCTTGACTAGATACTCTTATATTACCAGTATATGCTTCATTTAATTTTTCTGATATTCCATTAAATCTACTAAATGTATCATTTAAAGAATTTAATTTTTCTTGAGAAAGTTGTATTTGTTTTTCTAATTTTTTAAATGGTTCTTCATCTAATTGTTTTTGAACATCTATAAAAGCCATTGTTGCGCCAACAAGCCCGCCAATAATTGCTCCAGGAGCTCCTCCAAGAGCAGCTCCAGTTGTGCCATAACTTACAACATTTCCAATACCAGTAGTTATTCCTCTTCCAATTATATTTTCTTCTGGTAAGTAAGAATTTATTCCTCCTGCGATAGTAGGGGCTAAAATTGAAGCAGCCAATGCTCCAGTACCTGTTCTTCTATTTGCATAATTTGGAATAAATCCTTTAGCTGCTCCAGATTTTCTGGCAGAAAATACATCTTTAAATCTAGCAATACCTTGACTTAAACCATTTGGCTCATCTTTTGTATTGTATACTCCAAGACCCATAGGATTTTGTGAATTAGATAATCTTGAATCTTGCCCTACTCTAACAGAAGATGGAGATACTCCAGAAGAAATTTCTCTCATCATAGAAGCTGTTAATGAAGAATAATTAGGAATAAAACCAAAAGATTTATTTATATTATTACTTTTAACAAATTGTTTAACTGAAGCTTGACGATTAGCTAAATCCTTTTCATTTCCACTAAATATTTCTTTTCCTAAAACTCCAGATGCAGATATAATTTTTTCTGCCATGCTTTTTCTATTTCCAGCACTACTATCATTAATTTTAAAATCTGCAAGTGGAGTATTATATCCAAACAATTTTTTAAGTTCTGGATTAGAAGATAAAACATCAAAATTTACTCCCTCTACAGCAGCACTTTCTGCTCCAAGTGCAAGCCCCATTCCAACTTCAAATGCTGCTCCAGCTGCTGCTCCTAAAGCTCCAGCTGCTCCAGGAGTTCTTTTGATTGCAGATATTACAGTAGGACCAGCAGGAACAGAAGCTGGTGGTTTAATTGAAGAAGCATATTTTATTGTACCAGTTGCGACACCTTTTTCAATTTCTTGATAAACATCTCTAATTCCTGTATCAGATCTTGAACCATAAGTGCGTACTGGCCATTTTACAGTAAGTCCATTATCAAAAGTATATGATCCTATTGGAGAAGTCATTCCTCCGTGAGGAACTAACATTGTAGCAATACCATTTGCATCTAATATAGATGTTGTTTTAACTTTTGCTGCTAATGCTTTTTCAATTTCAGATTTACTCGCAGTTAATCCTGTATTCCCTATTTCAAATTTTTTACTATCTCCTATTTGTTTAAATCTACCTTCATTTTGTCTGATTATAGCGTTCGAAGCTGTAGCAAAATTTGGTATATATCCCATTGCAGCATATGGATTAAATCCTAATTTACTTTGAAATGCTTCGGCATAATTTTTTCCAGCACTACTTCCTTGAGGAGGCATAATAGCTGGTTGACTCATTCCTGGAAATTGTTTTACTTGTTCTGCTTTATTATAAACTACTTGTCCTGCCCCAGGAATATTCATTCTTGAAATTGCGCCTGGTTTATATCCTCCAAGATATGCTCCGTAAACTTCGGTTTGTTCTGCTGAAGAGAAATTAGGAATAAATCCACCACTTTTTGCTGAAATTTTTCCTCCAACAGAAGTTACTCCTCTTCCCATTAAACCTGCTGTTAAACTTGCTGAAACTGCTGCGGCTTGTTCTCTAGCTATAGTTTGTGCTTTTATAACAGAAAGAATTTGATTTTCTACTTCTAATAGACTTACTTGTTTATTTAAGATTCCTTGTATTAAATTTGGATTTTGAGCTAGAATTGAATTAATTCGCTCTTGAATTTGAGCTTGTTCTTGAGATCCTTTATTAATATCTAATATTTGCCCTACTGCTTGACCGCTGAATTTAGCAAGATTAATAAATAACTTACCAATAACAGCGCCAATTAATGCTAATCCTGGTCCACTGATATAATTTCCTAAACCTTCTAACAATCCTTTTGCTAATTTTTCTCCAGGACCTTTTGCGTCTGCTAAATTAAATGATTCAAGTGCAGAATTTATATTTCCTAAAACTCCTTCTATTGCTGGAGTAAGAGTCAATCCGCCAACATCTGCTGCAAGTTTTGTAAAATTTGTTGTTGTTTTATTTATTAATGCTGATAACGTTTGATTTAATTGTTCGTTTCTTTTTACCGCTGCATCTGTTGCATTTGCACTTGTATTTAATGCGCTGTTATAAATAGAATATTGTTTTCCTAAATCTCCTAATGCAGCTTTTAAAATATTAATTTGAAATACACCACCAACTAATTCAGCAACGTTAGCTCTTTGAGAATCTGATAATCCATCAAATTTTTGAGATAATTGAGTTAATGTATCTATTGCTGGTTTAAAACTGCCATCAAGATTTCTAGCTTGAATTCCTAATTGCTCTAATTGATCTAAAACTTCAGTTCTTTCAAGACGAGTAAAAATAGTTTTTAAAGAGTTTCCAATAACCGCACCACCTCTAGCAGTAGTTTGTTGAACGCTAGTAACTAATGCTACTAATTGATCTAAATTAACTCCAACACTATCAGCAGATGAACCTACTCGACTAATTGCGTCAGCAAGATCTGCGCTACTTACCGCAAAAGCAGCGTCGACTGTTGCTAATTTATTGACGATTTGAGTTGAATCTAAAGCTACTTTATTAAAACTATTAATTGTTGCAGTTAAAGCTTGAGTACTAGATACAACATCTAATCCACTTAATCTAGTTAAAATTAATGCATCTCTTGTTCTTTTTAAAGTTTCTTCTACACCAAGACCTTGTCTAGAAAATTCAACTGCTGCTTGAGATACAGTTTCAAAACTTTGTCCTGTTTGACCAGCTACTTTAAATAATTGATCGCCAAAATTAGAAAGATTTTTTGCACTTAAACCTAATATACTATTAATATCTGTTAGATTTTTTTGAACATTAATTGTGGTTTTAATTAAATTTTCAAAACCTTTTTGAATAGCGAAAATTGCACCAGCAGAAGCTCCGAATGCAAGAACGCGAGCGTTAGATGCATCTAATGATTTTCTAAATTCATCTACTGCGCCAGTAATTCTACCAAGAGGTTGGGAGAATGCTTTTTCGTTTAATCCCTTTAATTGATAATTTTTACTAAGAGCCGCTGAGATATCATTCTCTAGCGGCCTTGTATCTGCACCTACTGGGACTCTTCCGACTACATTAGCCATTCCTTATACCTCTTTCCTGTGATAAATTACACTAAATATTAAGCATTATGTAATTTTATGAGGTCTTGGAATGACAGCGATCCGCCTTTCTTTTTAGCTTCTTCAGTTAAACTAATATTATCTGTATTTTTCATGCCCATTTTCTTAAGATCTTCCTTTGATGCTCCTACCAAAGAGCTTCCTAGCGTTTCTTCTGAATTTTTACTTTTCGTATTACGAGTAACTTCAGCTGCATTTTTTGACCCTTCATACCAATCTACTAACGCTTCTGGATCATTAAGTACATTATCTGGTGCTTTTGTTGTACTATTAGTTAATATACCTTTAAAATATTTAGCATAAGAAAATAGCTCGCTTTGTATAAATGTAAGATCAATAATAGGTTTACCAAAAAATGTATACGGATTATCATCACATAAATAAAATGAATTCAAGAAAAAACCAGATAAAGCTACTTTTTTAAGATTTCTTTCGTTCAATCCAGATAAACCAATATTATATTTAGTATACAAAGCGTATAACTCTTCATATTCAAGATCTTCAAATTCTTGACTTGTTAATAGTTTATTCTTTAGAGATTCATCTTTATAAAGAGATACATAAACATAATATTCACTTATTTTTTTCCCACTATAAGACTCTAAAGTAGTACCCAAAAGTT